GCACGCTTTTCGGCTACCAGTTTGTCACTGATTTGCTGCATTTTCAGCTTGTTAGCTGCCAGCTGACTGCGCAAATTCTTCTCTTTGGCGCGTGTTTCCACGCTCTTAGTCTTTTTTGGCATAATTGTAACTTTATAAAGTTGGTGAATAATATAAGTTTAGTGTCTCATTTCGATGTCTAACGCTTCTTTCAAAGCGGCGTTTGCAAGCTGACGGCTACGCCAGTATTTTTCTTCGCGCGTCTCGTCGTCTTCGTTGTCGTCGTCTTCGTCGGCTTCACCCAGCGCGCGCTTAATGGCGGCTTCCAGTTCTTTCATTTCTTCAGCGCGTGCTTCCACACTGCTGGCTGGATATGCCGGGCGCATTACTACGGCTACGTCCAGCAGCTTGTCGATGGTGTTCACCGTTCTAATAATCTGTTCTTTGCCGTTTTCGTCGGTCTCTTTGGTGTACGTCACATTACATTCGTCGTCTTTATTGACATACATAAAGCTGCTGCCAGTAATGTTTCCGCGCTTCACATGTTCGTACACAAAATTGCCGTCGGCTGTGTCCGGGCACTCAAAAGAATACTTTAGGCCAGTTTCGTCTATGGATAGTTCCAGCGTGCCTTTGCCATTAAGACTACGTGCCAGCAGACGGCGGCTGTCATGCTCTACGGTAGCTATAACGTCGCTACGCTTCAGTAGGTCGTCGTTAATGGCCGTAGGCGCGATAATTTCTATAACACGCTTCCAAAGGTTCCAGTCAGTCACAAACACACTGCGCTGATTGAAGACGATGGCGTAGCCCTCTATGCGCCGGGTTCCCTCAACGGCACGCGGTTGAAAGTGTTCACCCTCAAAGGCTCTTGTAAATTTTCTCGTTTTACTCATTTTTATGCGTCGTTTTATAATTACGTCACTTATTCTGCATTTTGCCCCCTCGATGCTTCAGTTTGTTTGTCGCCGTTTATCTTTGCGCTGTCAGCGGGTGCTACATTGCAGCTGACAAACAGCTTGTTTCCACCGGGTAGCGGCTTACGGCCTTTACGCAGTCTTACTTCGTTTGGTGTCATGCCACCAGCCTGCACCATTTTAGTGAAGTAGTCGGCTTCTGCCAGTACGTCGCTTTGGTAGTAGTCTTCCAAATTGAATTTAATTTTGTAGTCTGCTGCCACGCTTTGCGGTATCAGCTTAACTTTGAATTCGTTTTCTATCTTGATAAGCAAAGGTGCTAACGTGTCAGTCATATACACCGTTTGGCTGTTTTCGCTGGCCTTATAGTTCGTACTGGTCTGTGCAAATACTTTGTCGGGGTGCACACCAAAGAAGCGGCATATTTCCAGCACGTTAAACTTCTTACTATCCAGCAGCTGTAAGTCAGCCGGGGAAAGTGCCAGCTGATTGAAGCGCATAACGCCCGGTAACTGGAAAATACGCTTTCCGCTGCCTAACTCTCTTTCTACGCGCTCGCTGACAGCTTCCAGCTGGTCGTCTTGCAGCTGGCCAAAGCCCTGCGTTACGGTATTGTCGCCGGAAATGAAGCCGCGCGTAGTGCTGCCGGGCTTAAAGCTGTCTATTTGCAGTTCGTCGGTCTTCATGCCGATTTGCAGCACCTTACCAGCGTAGGCTATAGTGCTGCTGCCAGTATAGCCGCCGTCTAACGAGAAATTACGCAAATGTATGATTTCGTCTGCGTAATATTCGCCGTGTATGTGGTTGTAGTCGTCATTAACGGCGTAGGTGTTCGTCAGTACGTCGTAAGTCACTCTGTCGCTTTGCAGCAGCAGCAGCTTCTTAACTTCGCCACGGTCATAGACTGGCAGAATGTAGGCGTTACCGCGAAGCAGCACGTTAAGCACGGCGTTTTTCATAAAGTCGAAAGCCGTAAGCACGTCGTTAGGCTTTTCGCTCAAAAGATACTGAAGCGGGTGCTTTTCTTCTACACTGAATAGCTGGTAGCTTTCGCCGTCAGCCTCAACGGTCTTACGTCTTAGTACATTCATACCCAGCCCGGCTACACTGCTGCTTACGATGTCGGCACACCTAAACACGGTAGCTATACGCACGGCTGTAGTTTCGCTTACACCCTCGTTATTGCCAAAGATGGCTGATAAGTCGCCCGTAGTGCTGGCGATTACGTTAGGGTCTGCGCCACGGCGGTAACTTCGCCCGGCGTTTTTCTTCTTTCTGAATCTGTCAAATATACCCATTTTGCAAAATTCGATTTATTATTACTGGTTCCATTGTCTCTTTTGCCCCCTCGATGTCCTACCCCTTACGCACTTGATTGTCTGCCATACCCAAAGCCATAAGCGACGTAATAACGCCGTCTATTTTCGTTTTCTCGCTGTCGTTTTTCTTAAATGGCTTTGCGTTGCCCATATTATCCACTACCAGCACGGCGTTATCAAAGCAAAACTGCGTTATCGGGTTCGGCTCAAATACTAAATAGTTCTTTTCTATGCCCCTACTCATGGCCAGCACTGGCGCGGTAAAGTGTACGGCTGTCTGTGAATAGTCAAATAGCTGGTCTTTGCTGGCTCCCCATGCTATCAGCGTGTTACGGAATTCAGCAGACTTGTAGCGGTCATAGCCAAACTTCCATATTCGTAGATATTTGCTGTAGCCCCAAATATCCTTAACGATTTGCTGGTAGTCTATTATATTGCCCTCACATAGATGCAGATAGCCAGCTTCAGCCCATTTCTTGTATAGTTCGCGGTTCGGATGCGTAGCCAGCTGGCCTTTGGGAAAATAGTAGTCTGTCTTAATGTAGCCCTGCTTTCGGTTTTTGAGATATATAAAGTAGCTGACAGCGGAAAAGTCGTTATCTACTGACAAGTCTATGCCTACTTCGCAGTCTGCTGGCGCGCCTAACGTCGTTATGTCTATCTGTTCGCTATGGTCTCGCACGGTTGCGCCCTCTATCCACGGCTTTGAATTTCCGCTTACGAATATATTCAGCATCTTAGTTAAAAACGTCTTCATGGCTTCTGCATCTGTCTGCGCGCGCTCCCATTCAGCGGCGTAGTAGTCCGGCTGTACCGTTATACCTAAGTGTGGCTGCACCTTTGCCCACGTTGCCGGGTCGTCCGGCGCGTCGTCCACGTCCGGCTCAAAGATGTGGGCAAATACGCGGTCATTTTCCACTTCGCCGCGTAGTATGCTTTTATAGCGGTTCAGCATTGACACAAACGGCGCGTTTGGCTTGTCTGAAGCCGTAGTGATAACGATAGTAAGCGGGTTTAGGCGCGCACCCATTGAAGTAGTCAGCACGCCGTAAAGTTCGCTGCTGTCGGCTTGGCTGTATTCGTCCATAATAACGGTGCTGGCGTTCAAGCCGTCCAGCGTGTCGGCTTTGCTGGCCAAACAGCGCACAAATGCAGTACGTCCGCTGGCGGCTGTGTCTATCCATTCCACTTTCTCGCGCTTCAGCTTAAACGACTTTAATTGTGGGTCTAAGCCTTTTAGCACTTCTTTGATTTCCCTAAAGCAGATTTGCGCCTGCTCGTAGCTGTTGGCCGCTGTGTAGGCTTGTGCGTTTGCGTCGCCTACTAACAAGTCATAAATAGCAAAGCTGGTTACGCTGGTAGTCTTCGCAAACTTACGCGGCACAAACAGCAGCACGTCACGGATAAGCCGTTTACCGTCTTCAGTGTAAAAGCCCATGATATTGGCAAACTGAAAGACTTGTACGGGTGTCATTTTGTAGCGTGTCCGGCCATGTAAGCCGTCAAACTTCAGACTTTCGTAGAAGATTATGTAGTTTTGCACTTCATTGATACGGAATTCGTATATTTTCAGAAATTCAAAGAATCTGCGAAGTGCCAGCAGTTCCCAAAGGTTGTGTTTTTCCGGCGACATAATAAGCCCACGGGCGTACACTTCCAGTCTGTAGTCGATAGCTGTCAAGTTGTACGCTTCCACGCTGATAGCTGCCAGTTCTTTACTAACGGCTTCTTTCAGCGCACGGGCTGCTTGTTTCTCGCTATCTGTCACTATATGTTAGTCTTCAGCTTCAGTATTACGGGCGTTCTGTTGCCCTCGATAGCGTTACGCAGTTCTGTAAGCGGGTTGTCTGCCATATCACTGCCGCCACTACTACCAGCGTCGCCAGCTTTGGCCATTGCAGCGGATAAGCCTAACTGCTGTAAGTAGTTCTGTATAGCTTTGGCATAGCTTAGATTCATAGCCACTGCCGGGTTCGCCACCGTCTTAAAAGTCGTCTTTGTGCTATTCTCTACCGTCAGCCCGTCTTTGTCGATGGCGGCGCGCGTCTTTTGGTATAGTTCCAGTAACGTAGCCAGCATGTATATGGCTGGTTCCTTTTCCGGCTTGTATAAGTCGGCTGCTTCCAGCGCGGCGCGTATTAAGTCCATGAAGCTGTTAGTTTTTCGCTGCTTCATGGTTTTGTCGTCGCCTATTAGGTGTCTTTGCTTCTTTTCGTCTGCCATGTCCTTAGTCTTCAAATAGTGAAAGTATGCTGCTGGCGCGGTCTTCATTCCGGCGCGCTGCCAGTTCCTTGTTACGGGCAAAGTTATGGCTATCCAGTTCTTTATGCAGTTTGTCGTGGCATTTTTGGCAAACGCTTTCCAAATTCTGCCAGTCGTATGCTGCTGCCAGCATGTCGCCAAAATTCGTAAACGTTTCCAGCGGTCTGCGATGATGTACCGCCGTAGCTGGCCATTTTTCGCATTCTTCACATAGCGGATGCGCGGCTTTATATAGCTTACTGACGCGCCGCCACTCTTTGCCGTGAATGATTCTGTTATAGTTGTCGTCTTTGGCCATACGCTTACTTTAAGGTTCGTTTCAGTACGTTAGCCGGGTATGTCTTCGCCGCGCCCTCATTCTCGCAGTCTTCAAACATACTGGCTACTTCGTCGGCTATAACGTCGCCAGCTTCCGGCTTGTCATAGTCTCCGGCTTTCATGTGAAAGTCACGTAGCGCGTAGGCTGCACGCCCAAAGTTCTTATAGACAGCTTCCAGTCGTTTCTTCTGTCCTTTGTCAGTGCTGAATAACTCGATAAATTCAGGTGCTAACGGCGCGTCTATAACGTCGTTCTTAGGGTCTGCCACGCGCAAAAACGTGTGAATAAGATAGCGTACTAATGCGTAGTCACTACTGAAGCCGCTACGCTTTGCCACGGCTTTAAGACGCTCCGCGTCTGCTTTCAGTAGGCGCGTGCCTACTTTTACAAATTCGATTTCTTTCATAATCAGCAAAAACTAATAGGTTTGGCACAAAGGTACTAAGATTTTCACAAAGTTAGTTCGTTTGTGCTAACAAAAAAGCGCGCCCGCTGGCGCGCCAAAGCCTATGTTTAACTAAAAATCCTTGTGTATTACCGCCTATCTTCGCAGACTGGCAAAGCTAATTCAAGTAGTGCTATGAAAGCTCACTACAAAGGTAGTAATTATTTTGTATTCTTAGCACGTTTGGGTTTATATTTCTGCTTAAATTCTGCGTCAAACATGATTTGCAGATAGTTTCCGTTCCATACCAGCCAGTCGCCGGGATAAGCCGTGCCTTTGTCTGCTATGATATATTTAAGCTGCTTATAGTCTTCTTTCTTGCCGCTGGCGTAGGTCGTTATATGGTGTTCCCATTCTGCACGCGCCACGCCCTGCACTTTCAGCATAGCCGGAATGTCTTCGTTAAGCTGGATAGCGCACACGTCCACGGCTTCTTTGATGGTGTAAATATCATAGCGGCTGGTATCAAACTTTCGTACCGGGTTTTCGTTTTCTTCTATCATAAGTATATACTTTTATTTCGTTTGTAATTTTTTCGCGCCTGCATAAGTATATACTTACGCCTGCGCACACTTAAACCAGTTGGCCGCGCCTATGCGGTTGCCGGGCTGAAAGCGGCCACGGCCTAACTTGTTATTTCTTATCCGCGCCCACGTCAAAGACTGATGGCGTAGCTTACGCAGCCAGCCAGCATCTTTCTGAAGTCCTAACTGCTTCGCCTTACGCTGTACGCTGCACCGTGACACGCCCAGCAGCGCGGCCAGTTCGTCGTTAGTCGTAGTGGCATACCAGCGGCGCAAATCTCCTAACATTTGGCCAGTCCATACACGCACCAGCGTAATGCAGCCAGTGTGACGGTCATAAAGTCTGCCAGTGGCAGTGTCGTAATATCTCTGTTTCATAGCCATGTCATTTGAATAGTTCTAACTGAATAGCGGTAACTCCCCCCCCCTCGCACGTTCCAGCTTTACACGTATGTAACTGCGCTGGCTGGCGCGTTTGGCTTTCGTTCTCTCATAGATGGCGTTAGCTTGTTCGTACTGGCACGGTATAGTAATGCTTTCGCGCTCACCAGTAAGTCTATTAACGCCCGTAACCGTCCAGCGGCCACGGTAGCCGTCTGTGCGCTGCTTTTTACTCTTTTTTCTCATAATTCTTTCTATCTAAAAGTCGAATGATAATTGAATATATTTACTTGATTCTTCGCGCTTCTTTTTCCGGCGCGCTGGCCTGCGTATAATTTCCGGCTGTTTTTGCGCATAATTTCCGGCTGATTCTGTGCGTTTTGGTTCTACTGGTTCCGGCTTTGGTAGTTCCGGCTTTGGTAGTTCCTGCGTGACTGGTTCCGGGTCTTTATAGCCGATGTGTCGGCACACGTCAGCGCGAAATATGCGCATATAGTCGGGAATAGCATCTATTTGTATGTGGTTGCGCTCATGGTTCCAGTGTGCTTTCAAGAAAGCCCGGCTGTCTGCCAGCCAGTCTTCACCGTCCGGCTGTGCCACTGGTTCCAGTGTGGCTTCCACTGGCGCGGCTGGCTCCGGCTTTGCCTGCTGGCTTCGTGTCTGGAATTCACGCCACGCGGTTGCTGCTGCTTCGCTGGTATCATAGACATGCTTCTTATGATAGGCGCATATATTGTGACAGCCTGCCACTATCGGCTTACCGTCTGACGCTGGCACTTGCATAGAAATGGCTATCCAGTCTTTCCATATCTCGCCGCTGAAGTTGGCCTTTTGTTTATCCAGTACCGTGCCAGCACATACATGGCCGTACCAGTTTACAAATACTTGTGTACCCGGTTCCATACGCTTAATGCTTTGCAAAGTGTTCTATTTCCAAAGGTAGCACGCGCGCTTCTTCGTAGCGGTTCTGACACGCTGCTGGCAGCGGCGCGCTGGCTACTTCACGCTGGCCGCTGGCCGCGCACTGGCTTATTATCGGGTTATTGCCCCACTGCATAAGATGCGCTTTTGCACACGTCATGCAGTTGCCAGCTACGCGGCGCGGTCTGCTTACTTTGGTTGTTTTCTTCACCATATCAGTGCAATATAGATGCGGTCTAACATGATACCCAGCAGTACAAAGCACGCTGCCAGTAACCAGCTGGCCAGCTTTTCGTGCTTAAACTGACTACTTACTACTGCTATCACAAAAAGCGTAATAGCTGCAAATGCTAACAAAATGATACTTGTCTTCATAACTTTGCTGTTTTAAGATATTGTTTAACAATAGAAATAAATTCTTCCAGTGTGTAGACGACGACGTACAAGTTTCCGTGTGCCTCTGTAGATGCCTGCCACTCCTTTTGTAAGTCTGTCTGTTTGTTCTTTCCATGCTTCAGTTCAATACAAAGCGCGCCGTATTTGTCATTTGGTATTAGCAGAATCAAGTCTGCCACACCAGCCACCACGCCAGCGGCTTTCATGTTAGCGGCTTCTTTCTTGTTTCTGCTGCCGCCGTTTGGTACTGCGAAAAGCTGCCGCCAGTGTAGCGGGTACTGGTATCTAAACCACTCTACGCAGTCCATTTGCAGCCGTTCTTCCGGGTTGTCGTAGTGCTGTTTGGCTTTCAGCCCGGCTACTTCGGCTTTGTTTTGCTTCAGCATTTCTTCGTAGGTCATAACTTCAGTGGTTACATACGTGGCAGACTGCTAACTGGCACGTCACCGGGTAGCGGCGCGGCCTGCTGCTTTCTCTCTGTCAGTGTCAGCATAGAAGCGTCGATGTACGCGGCTGTAACTTGCTGGCCTTGCTCGTTTGTATATGTGTCGTACTTCAGCATACCGCGCACATAGATAAAAGCACCTTTGCGCAAATACTTCTGCACATATTCCGCGTTCTTATCCCAGCAGACTATGTTATGCCACTGCGTTACTTTAGGAATTTCCCTGCCGTCTTTGGTAGTGAAGCCGCCCGTACTGGTAGCCAGTGAAAAGCGCGCCACCAGCCCGCCGTTCTGTAAACCTTGAAATTCCGGCTCCCTGCCGACATTTCCCAATAGAATCACTAAGTTTTCGTAAGTCATACGTTCTTAAATTTTGAAGTTATACAATTCTGCTTTTTATATTCTTCCATTTTCTTGATGGTTTCCCACGCTATGACAGCACGCCCCAGCAGCCGCCAAAACTCTTTGTTACGTTTTCGTTTCATACGCTGGCCGTTTATCCAGTTCTATAAGAAATTGCACATGCTGGTTAAGTTCTGCCAGCGTCGCTTCCATTGTGGCCGTCTTATCCCATGAATAGAAAGCAAAGTGCCGTAGCGTACCGCTGTTTTTACGCAGCTGACATATTACCATTAAGCGCACGCCGTCGTAGAAGTCCGGGCTGAAGTCTGTGCGTACCGTCATTTCCAGCACGCCAGTACATGCCACTTGTAAGTTCTGAATTCTACGCAGCACGTCTTTAAGATGTGGCAGAAAGAAGACGGCCTGCTTCTTTTGCCATTCTGCCATAGCTTTCAGCGGCGCGGCTGCTTCTGCGCCCAGCTTCTTTCTTTCTTCGTCAGTCATACATTTATATACTTTTGTAGGTTCGGTTATACTTCCAACATGCGCGCCAGCGCGCGGCCATGTGCGCGAAATTCCCATTTTTGAAAGTGGCGTTTTTGACTATTTCCAGCCGCGTAGACGGCATTAAAAACACACCCCGCCACCTTATCAGTCGCCAGCGCAAACGCGCCCAAACAGCCTTATTTTTCCCATTTCCAAAACGGCCAAACAGCCCCGCGTGTGAAGACGGTTTCGGGGAGAGGGTTACGCGCCCCGTCCGGCACTCAATTAACGATAGCCCCATTTTGCAATTTTTTACACTCATTTTCGATGCCCCATTAAAGTGAATTTTCTATGCACTGCACAAAGTGCTTTTCTTCCATTATCCAGTCGAAGTCAGCAGCAGCTTTGCGCCACTTTGTCCGGCCATTCAGAAAGTCGCTTTGCATTGCGTTGCTAACAGCAGTACGCAAATGCGCTGACTGGTATTTATTAAGAATAACGCGCAGCTTTTGCCGTCTGTCTTCAGTCAGCGCACGCACTGGCTTAATGTCGCTACGGTACAGATGTACGCACTTATTGAAGTATTGCATTATCAAAAGAAATGCTGCTTCTTCGTTGTCAGCCTGCCACGGGTCATTATTATTTTTTTCTTTTTTTTCTTCCCCAGCTTCATGCGCGTGTGTGTCTGTCTGTGTGTGTAAAGAAGAAAAAGAAACGTTAGTTTCTACATTACCATTATCATTCTCATTATCATTTACATTTTCATTCTCATTATCATTATCATTATCAGTTGCACTTGTATTCTTTTGTTTACTACTCTTTACTTTAGTATTCTTTTGTTTACTATTGTTTTCTTTTGTACTCTTGTCAGCCTGCCAGCGTTTGTTAATGGCTTCGCGTCGCTTCTCGCACACGCTTTCGTACTTCCGGCTATCCATGTCTATTTGTATGCGTAAGAAGTTCATAGCTACACGCACCGCTTCGCTGTTTATAGCTGGCATAGTTCCAGTAATAGTGTACTGGAATAAACAGTCAAGCAGCTGGCCTTTTTGCTCTATAGCCAGTTCTTTCAGTGCTTCGTACTGCGCTGTATATAAGATAAAGCTATCTTTCATAATCTTTCCGGGTTTGAAGTTATACACTACGACTGGCCAAATAGCCTATGACATTGTTATACGGATAACGCCAGTCTGCTTTACCTACCTTTAGGCGCGGCCAGTCTTTAGCGTTATGCCTAACGTATGATTCTGACAAATTCAAGCGTTCTGCCAGCTGCTTAGTCGTCAGCAGTTCGTCACCGTAATACGGGTTATCTGCCAGCCTCAACTTATGCAGTTCTTCGGCTATCATGCGCGCGTCGTTTCGGTTCAGCATAGCTTCTTAGTTTAGAATGATTTGCTTTGCACTCTTATAGATTCCCAGCCTACGCAGTATTCCCACCACTCCGGCGCGCGTCAGTTCGTGACGTTCTGCCACTTCGTCTAAGGCTCTGTTTGGCTTGTAGCCAGCAGCCTGCACTACTGGCCAAATCTCTCTGAAGCTGGCCGCTACTGCTGCTTCACGGTCTGCTTTTCTACGCTCATTAGCGGTTAATTTGATTTCTGCTGTACTCATACTTATTTATTTTCTAATTGTTTCTGAAAATGTTTATCTGCCAGCGTCGCTTCCATAAGCATAACTTTCTGTAGTCTTATTAGGTCTTCATGTGTCAGTGGCTTATCTTCGTTGTCTTCGTTCTTTACGCCACTAAATAAGTTATGCTTCATTATATAGGCTTCTGCCAGTAGCTTCAGCTGTTCGTCTCTCTCACGCTCTAAGTTTGCTTTGTGCCACTCAAATAGTTCGCTAATCTCGATAAACTGCGCCTTTGTAATTTCCAGTCGTATTCTATCACGGCCTATGTGCCAGCAGCTGTAACTATTTACTTTCATTACCTTACAACAGCACTGCGTGAATAGTGTACGCATAAGGTTTGTACGGCCTACCGTAAACGTGTAGCGTTCTTTCTTGTCATTGTCCTGCATTTCCAGTAACTCTTCCGGCGTAATGCCGTAGCGTTCACAAAGCCTTTTGATACCAGCTTTTGCAGCCTCAACTTCACCGCCATAGCCACGTTCTGCCAGTGCTTGTAATTTGCGAAGTTTTTCGCGCACGCTTTCGTACTT